CTTTAATGGCAACGCAAAACCTTCAGGACCATTTATGCGAATTACAATTGGAGATTTATTTCATCAAACACCAGGATTTATAACTTCATTATCATATACAATTCCCGACGACTGCACTTGGGACATAGCAGAAGACGCTGACACTAATTCAGATGCTAAGCAATTGCCAATGATAGTAGAAGCTTCAGTATCATTTACAATAGTTGGTGATTACCGACCTCAAATGCATGGTAGAGTTTATAGCTTATCTCCAAAAGGAACTCGTAATTCAGAGGTAGCTGGTCAATGGTTAGGCGATTCGTCAGCAGCAACAGGAACAAAAAAATAAAATATGTCTCGATATAACAATTACTTATTTACTCAAAACGAATCTATAGATTCAAATACTAAAAAACGATTTTATGAATCGTTGTTAGATCCTACAATTGACAAAGATCCGACAGATATATATGTTATAACTACGATAGGAGATAGATATGATCTTTTAGCTTGGAAATATTATAGTGATGCAGAATTATGGTGGATTATTTCAGCAGCAAACCCAGAGTTACAAAAGGATTCTTTATATTTAGAGCCAGGTACGCAAATACGCATTCCTAGAGATTATCAAAAAGTATTAGTCACATATCAAGATCAAAACGGTTCACGTTAATAATGGCAGAAACAATATTTTACACAGAAGTCACTGGTTCGGTAACAACAAAGTTAGATCTAAGAAAAACTTACTATAAGTCTGAAGATAGAAGTTCAGGAGCGCATGCATGGTTATTTCAAAAAATGGCTTATGCATCTGCTCAAGCGTATAATGAAGCGACAGGAAAATCAAAATCATTATCAATAACTCAATTAGGCGGTTTAGGCAAGATAGGAACATCTGGAAAATCTTCTGGAGGTTTGTATAAAAATGCATTTAAACCATCGGATGCATATCCTATAGGAGGTCGATTTACTCCAAAACCACATATTAATTCAGTTAAAGTTTCCAATGAAGGCGATTTTGGTTCATTGAAAAAATCTGAAGTGTCATTTACTGTATATACTTTAACTGATTTAAATGAATGTCAACCATTTTTTGATTTAGGTGCTAATTTATCTATTCAATTTGGATGGAATGACGCTGGTCAAGCTGGCGGACCTGAAGGATTATTTAATGGAGTTATATATAATTTTACTTATTCAGTTAATTCTGCAGGTGGATTTGATTGTATATCATACGGAATGTCAGCTGGTATCAATACATTAAGTGGAGACGCAAAGGCTAGTTCTGATTCAGGCGGTAAAAAAGCAACTGACGCAGCTGGTAATGAAGTTGAAGCTACTACTATTATCGGAGAAATTGATATATTAGTTTTAAATGCATCGAGTTTAGCTGAAAATGCAATCGATTCTAATGGAATAGGGGCAATTAGATTTCCAACTTCATGGGGAAGTAATGAAACTACTCCGTCAACATCTACAGGAACTACCACGCCTACTACCAACGCAACTACGCCTAGGTCTTCTGCTACAGGGCCAACACCATGGAATGACATATTATCTATAATATTAGATCAATCTCAATATTATATTTCATTAGAAAAAATAGTTGAGCTCGTTAATAATAAAGTATTGCGAGCCGCGGGAGGTCCTAAACTTAATAGACTAGTTATTAAATGTAATGGAGATGTAACTAAATGCAATGTACCAACTTCAGATAAATTAGTATCTGGAAATCCATTACAAGTGTTATTTCCTGGATTTAGTAATTATGGAACACATAATTTCTTTAACACAGATTTCGTACCAGAAATGCAAAACGGAGATTTAAGTAAGGCAATGATTAGTGTAGAATGGTTAAAAGAAATGTTAAAAAACATGGGCACATTAACTGCAGACGCTCAAAAGTCAGCAAATAAATCAGTTGGTAAGTTTTTACAAAATATATTAGATATGATATATACAAACAGTGGAACTAGATTTAAGTTATCGTTAGTGTCAAATCCAAAAGATGGCACTGAAATTTTAATTGCCGATGCTAATTATGTAGAGTCGAGAGTCGCGCCATATATAATTACTGCAGTAACTAAAGACAGTATATGTAGATCTATTTCATTAACCTCTTCAGTTCCTTCAGAAATGGCTGCTGCAACATTTATTACTAATACAAATACATTGGCTCCGCTAGGAGTTGGCGTTGCAGCTATTAATAATATTTCTGGTTCAGCAAACACAGCTTCTGGTTCGGCTCAAGACCAATTTGAAGCAGCTAAAAGGAATATAGATGCTGCTAATATAGGACCGAACACAGACAATGTTATTGCAATGCAAGCAGCAATTAAGCGATTGTATGTAGGAGGATCTAATTTAGGAGGAACAAATCCAGAAAAAGAATCCGTTCCATTTCCTATTAATTTTTCTTGTACGTTAGATGGCATCGAAGGTTTTATATTTGGAAATACAATTACTAGCAATTATTTACCTGCAGCGTATCAAACGAGTGAAAAAAACCCAAAAGTAGCATTTACTGTTACTAAAGTCGAACATAATATTGCAGGTAATGATTGGACGACAACATTATCAACAGTATGTAGAACATTACCAACGTTTTAATTATGGCAACACCGAATAAATTATATTATCCTAAATCACATATCGTAAATAATTTATTTACGACAGGAAAAGAATGGATGTTTGAAGACGGAATTGAATTTATTGGTTATTACCATAAATATATCGATGGCAATGTAAAGTCAGGAGCTGTATTTAGTAAAAATGAATCTAAAAAATTGATTACATATATTGATAAAGTAAATCAGCCTGACAATTATATATACAATTCAATTAAAAAGCCAATAAATTCAATACCTCCTATTATTAAATATACATTTCCTACCGTAGATGATTTTGAGGTAGGTAAGATTGTGCGATATTTTATTAAAAGAAGAAATTATTCTACATTTCAAGATATATTTGAAATTGACAAAAATCAATATAAACTTTGGAAATTTAATTCAGGCGGAATTGACTCTGCATTATATAACGCTATTGAATTAGATTGGAAATTAACTGGGCCATTGCGAGATGTAGTAGCAGAAGGAAATATATCCGAGTCAGGCGTATATGACACGAATTTAAGAATAGTTATGTTAAAAGACAATATATTTACTGGATTAAAAAATTATTTAACTGATTATATAGAATTGTCAATTTATTCTGCATATATTAGTCAAGATATCAAAAAGCAATTTGGTAATGTAAAATAATTTACTTATATTTAAGTAAGTTATGAAGATTATAGAAACTGAAGAAGAATTTGAGTCTTTCCTTTTAGAAGGAAAAGATTGCGATTGGATAGTCGTTCCCACTTATTGTAATGGAGAGCGACCGGTTTATACTGATTTAGTTTCTGTAGTGTATGTATATCTTGTTAATTTAGATAAAGATGCAATGATAGTGTTTAATCATACTGAAGGATTGTCATTGCCAGAGTCTTTATTAAAGGAGTTTCCAAAAGACAATAAGATATTTGTATATGGTAAAAAACGATTTAAACAATTTTTAGATCGCACAAATATCATTGATATGAATATGGTTGAGTATTTTTACAGAAATCAACCTATAGAAGATGATTTTGAAACTTCAGCTCATGAATTTTTTACAAGGACATTTGGTAACTTCAGTAACTTAAATTCAATTATACCAATTGTAAAACATATTGAAAAAGCACAATCTATTACAAATAGATTTTTAGATGTATACGATTCATTTAATGAAAATGCTGCATTTACAAAATATAATGAATTGATATTAGATAGTTTATTTCAAATAGAACAAAATGGATTATTTACAAACTATGAGCAATTTAGAAAAAAATTTAACGAAGCTCTTTTATATGACAACTTCGCATACACAGAATATAATGTATATACTACCACCGGACGACCTAGCAATAGGTTTGGCGGTATTAATTACGCTGCTTTAAATAAAGAAAATGGACAACGAAGTTCATTTGTATCTAGATTTGGAGAAAATGGGTTTATGTTATCTTTTGACTATGATGCTTATCACTTAAGATTGCTAGCAGAATTAGTTGATTATCAATTCCCTGACAAAGTTTCAGTGCATGAACATTTAGGAAAGTTTTATTTTCAAAAAGAAGAACTAACGCCTGCTGAATATTCAGAGTCAAAGTCAATATCATTTAGACAGCTGTATGGAGGTATAGGTCAAGAGTATTTAGAGATTCCATTCTTTGCAAAAGTTCATGAATATACTCAGCTTTTATGGGGTCAATATAAACGAGATGGATTTATAGAAACTCCAATGTTTGGAAGGAAATTATTCAAATCATTCTTCTCTGAAATGAATGCTGCAAAGCTATTAAACTATCTATTGCAGTCCTACGAGACCGAGAGAAATATGGCGGTTATTCATAATATACTTCTACGTACAAAGTCTTATACAAGTAAGCTAATACTTTATACATACGACTCTTTTCTTTGGGATTTCGACAAACGAGACGGCGCTATGCTAATCAAATTAATTAAAGAAGAATTAGAGCAAAATGGTAAGTTTCCTATTAAGTTGGAAATTGGCCCGGATTATTCTAATATGATCGAAGTAAAAAGAAACGTTTAATATATTTATATATGAAAAGAAAAGACAGTAATAATATAAACTTTGGTACAATTAATTTGTTTATTTACATTCGAACCAAATATCGATCATACAGTAAGTATGATCTCGAGAACGTATGAAGTTGTTTATAAAAGAGTATTTGTATTATCTATTGATGGGTCTGAAGAGCTTATTTGCAGCTTTAATGTTGAGAAAGGTAATCACAAAAAACAATTACCAGGTGCAATGTTAGTACATCGTAAAAAGGAAACTAATACAATGTATACAATTAACTCTTTAAATGCATTGATTAAAAAAGAAAATAACGGAATTGTCGATTCATCTTACAGTGTTGATTGGTCAAAATATGCAAATAGTCTTTTAGTAACTTCAAATAACGATTTGAAAATACTTAATACAAAAGTATATCAGATTATCAATCTGTAAAAAAAAAATAAAAAAGTATTTGGTGCCTTTAAAAGGTTATCTTATATTTAGTTATGTTAGCAGTTGAGAATGTAGACACGGTATTCTAGACACCCGAAGAAACATTGCCAATTACTAATTATCAATTATTCATTAACAAATAAAAACAAAAACAAATGGCTATTAATTTAGATGCTATCAAGCAAAAACTCAATTCGTTACAAAACGTAACAACAAAACAAAACAATCTTTGGAAACCAGAACCTGGTACCCAAGTAGTACGTATAGTACCCTTTCAGCACAACAGAGAAAATCCGTTTATTGAACTTTATTTCCACTATAACTTTGGTGGTAAGTCTGTGCTTTCTCCAACGTCATTTGGTCGACCTGACCCAATCTTAGAATTCGGTGAAAAATTAAAATCAACAGGTAACTCTGATGATTGGAAAGCTGGTAAAAAATTAGAACCAACTATGCGTTGTTACGTTCCAGTAATTATCCGTGGTAAAGAATCAGAAGGCGTTAAATTTTGGGGCTTTGGTAAATCAGTTTATCAAGAACTATTAGGATTTATTGCTGACCCTGATTATGGCGATATCACAGATCCAATGGCAGGACGTGACATTTCAGTTGAATTCAAAGCAGCTGATCAAACTGGTAAATCATTTCCAGAAACTTCAATACGAGTTAAACCAAACCAAACTCCAGTAACTGACAACAAAGCAGTATTAGAGAAGTTAGGTAATCAACCTAAAATTTCAGATTTGTTTAAAGAGTACTCATACGAGGAAATGACAACAATGTTGCATAATTGGTTAGATCCTGAAAATGCAGCAGCAGAAGAAGCTCCAAAATCAGATACAAAAGCAGCTAAACCTTCTAATTCAAATAAAGCTGGTTTAGAAGAATCTGCGCCTGTTGCCAATGTCGACGACGTAGCATCAGCATTCGATTCATTGTTTAATAACTAAAAAAAGTGACTGAAAGGTTACGACAGGAAAACTATGGCAAAAAGTAAAGCAATAGATAATGACGGAGAAGTGCAAGACAATTTAGCTTCGGTATTAGCAGACAATCTCAATAAGAAATTTAAAAGCTCAAATTATAAAGTAGCTTATTTTTTAGAAGGTGATACAGACGCTCCCTCTGAAGTATCTGAATGGATTTCAACCGGTTCGACAATGCTCGATTTAGCGATTAGCAATCGCCCTAATGGAGGTCTTCCAGTAGGAAGAATTATCGAGATTACCGGTTTAGAAGCATCAGGTAAATCACTCTTAGCTGCTCACGCATTAGCTGACACTCAGAAAAAAGGTGGATTGGCAGTGTATATTGACACTGAAAATGCAATCTCTCGAGAATTTTTAGAAGCTATAGGAGTTAATCTTAAGGATATGTTATATGTCCCTTTAGAGACTATAGAAGACATCTTTGACGCTATGGATAGTGTTGTGGAGTCTGTACGAAAGTCTTCAAAGTCAAGAATAGTTACTATAGTAGTAGATTCCGTAGCCGGTGCTTCCACTAAACAAGAAATGGCAGCTGACTATGATAAAGATGGATGGGCAACTTCAAAGGCAATTATTTTATCAAAAGCAATGCGTAAAATTACTAACTTTGTTGGTAGAGAGCGTATTTGTCTTATCTTTACAAATCAGTTACGTACTCGATTAGGTGTTACGTTTGGCGACCAATGGACAACTTCAGGAGGTAAAGCAATCGCCTTTCACTCTTCAGTTCGTCTACGACTAAAATCAGTTGGTCAAATTAAATTAGCAAAATCTGTAGATAAGCCAGAAGCCGTTGTAGGAATTACAACTCGAGCTCAGGTTGTTAAAAATCGTATGGGCCCGCCTTTACGATCTGTAGATTATGACATTTATTTTGATTCAGGCATTGACGATTATGGTAGTTGGTTAACTATAATGAAGAATTATAATTTAGTAACTCAAGCAGGTGCGTGGTATACTTATACTAACACTGACACGGGTGAAGTAGTTAAATTCCAATCTAAAGATTTCAAATCTAAGTTAATTAACGATCCAGAAATGAAAGCGCAAGTTTATAAAACAATTTGCGAAAAATACATTCTTAATTACAGAGCCGGAGATGACTTTGGTATTGATGATATTGAGATTGAAACTGAATTTGAAGGAGAAGAATCATAAAAAAAAATAAATGAAAGGTTACGCAGAATTATTAAAACAAGTTCGCGAAGACCACGAAAAGCGAAGTTCAGGCCTAGGCAAAGATGATAAAGTCTTAATTGTCGATGGTCTGAACTCGTTTATTCGGGTTTTTAGCGCAGTTCCTTTAGTCAATGATGACGGGGAACACATTGGCGGATATATGGGTTTTTTAAGATCTATAGCTGCTATTATTAGACAATTCAAACCTACTAGAGTAATTATTACCTTTGATGGTAAGGGTGGATCTGCACGAAGAAAAAAGATGCACTCTGGTTATAAAGAAGGTCGATCAATGTCTACAAGATTTAATAGAAGAGGTGATGTTGGAGAACTTACGCAAGAAGAAGAAATTGCTTCTATGCGACTTCAGATGAGTAAATTATCTGAGTACTTGGAATGTCTTCCAATTACACTTATTTCTATTGATAATATCGAAGCAGATGATACAATTGCTTATTTGGCTACTGATGTATTTAGACCAAAAGGAAGTGAAGTAATCATTATGTCAGACGATAAAGATTTTATACAATTAGTTGATGAAAAAACTTCAATATGGAGACCTGTAGAAAAAAAATATTACACTCCTAAAGAAGTTCATGAACGATTTGGTATTCCGTCACATAACTTTATACATTATAAAGTATTCATGGGTGATGCATCAGATAACATTAAAGGAATCAATGGCATTGGAATTAAAACAATGCAATCTAAATTTCCAATATTGTTAGAAGATAAACACATTACTTTAGATGAAATGCTTGAATATTGTAATACTAGGAAAGACGAACATAAAATATATAAGACTGTATTAGAAAATGAAGCGGCTATACGTCTTAATTGGTCATTGATGTCGTTGGAAGATTTAGACATTTCTTCTAATTTCAAGTTGATGATAACTAATATGGCAGGAAGAGATATTCCAAAACTAGATACATATAATTTTAAAAAGATGTTCATGTTAGATAAGGCTTACACTGCAATA